TAGTGTTCTATAGCGCGTGAGACGATGTTATTACACATCTTCAGTGCTACTTCTTCACCTAAAAGGGCGCAGGCCTTACGGAAGTCTTCTGTCTTAGTCCACTCTATAAGTCTGTTCGACGCCTCAATAGGATCTTCGTATTGAGGCGCTTTGTGTACATAGGGCGCGTACGAAGAATATTGTGGGTAGGCTACGTTTCTGGGGGCAGACCCATATGTTGGCGCGGCGGGGGCGGAATCGTGTCTTATATCGTAACGTGGTTGGGCTTCGTCATCTGATTGGTATTGCATTGAATATTTCCTTCGTTGTCTGTCATGTACATGTTTAAGAAGATCTTGTTCATATTGTGAACTCTTTCTGTCATAGAGTCCCGTACCTCCGTACGTATTCGCTTTGTATTTTTGTTGTCGCTCTTCCCCTTTAAGGTTCTTAGTCTCTTTCTTTTCTTCTTTCTCCCCAATTCCCATACTGTCACCATATGTTTTATAGGCTTCGACAAGGGCACTCTTATTAATATTTAAATACATATCATGCTCTTTAATACATTGACACAAATTTCCATCCCTGACGTAGTTCCCAGCTGGTGACAATAGTAATGATATGTGTAGAAAAGCGAGAGCGAATACTCGTATTCCAGGTAAGTATGTCTGCAGTCTGTTAACTACGTCAGGAAATCTTAGCCATGTAGAGAACATAAAAATAGAAGAACGCATATGCCTATAAGCGGCTGTAAGTAACCCTAAGCTCTCAAACCTATCAATAATATTCTGTACCTGTGTAAGGCTGCAATCCAACTGTTCTGCAATCCATGCGTGACTTGGCTTAACAACCGTATACTGTGACCTCATAGATAGCATCAACTTGAGAAACTCAATCTCCAGGCGGCTCATGCTCTCCATAACAGTCTCTATGTTCTTAGCTATAAACAAGCTGGGTGCTACATTGCGTTGCATGCGTCCATATACACGCTTTCTATTTGGCTTTGTTTTTTTAATAGCCAATATTTGTCTTAGTGTTTCTTGTTTTTGTTTTTGTTTAGTTTGTGCTTGATTTTGTTGTAGGATCTGGTACATTTTTGTTACTTCTTTGTACTTGATTTGTTGTAGAGTCTGGTACATTTTTGTTACTCGTTTTTATATTATATCGTGACTGGTCTGGTACATCAAAGCGGTATAATTGGTTTAAAAAGGCAGTTAATTCAAATTTGATATCAAATTTATATTAATTGTTTTGCTTAAGCAACAAAATCTTAGCCGGAGGCTCCGGTCTTCGGCTTTGCATTTTGTTAATCCACACATATTACTTAACATCACTATCGACAATAGCCTTATACCTGCGGACTATAGCTTTGCTTAAAGTGTAATCACAGTCCTTATCGGCTTGCATGAACTCTTCGTTATGCACGGACAATGGAAACTCTTCTACTAACTTTGTAGCTCTTTCACATAGCTTATTGTCTATAGCTAAACCCTGCGTTTTAGAGGCATCCTTTAAGATATGGACGCCGTATTTAGCCATGGCAATATATTCACCATAGTGCAACAATAACGTAAAACGTAGCTGTTCCTCGATGGCGTCCACAAACATAAGGACCTGCCTGAGAGACTGCTGAAATGCTTGGATCTGGGCCGTGTTATAGTTGCCCTTATGCTCGTCCATATATACAGTCAGCTGCTCATGGTCCTGTACTATAGGCAGCATGTGTCCCCCAATAGCCTCGTCTAACATCGCCGTAGCTTCTTTAATGGCCTTTATTTGTTCTTGCATAGTCCCTCTTTCCGTAATATACGATAGTATCTCTTCAATGTACTTATACGTGCCGGCTTGCCCTGTAGAAAACGCTTGAGCGAATTATACACAAATTCAGGATACGCTTTGGTAATGCCAAACAAACCATCGTACTTAAATTCCAGCTGCCTGAGGCCCTCACGTATTAAGTCCTGAGCCTCATATAAATCCTTTACATTCCGTAGCATATTCACCTTTACTTAAACTTGTTCTGTTGTATGATAATTGCATCTGCGTATTGTACAAGCAATACAAACGGTAACAAAGAGAGATGTGGTTTAACCATGTCTCTCTTTTTAATGATATAAATATTTCTTGCTAATGTCAATTAATTGATATATATTGAAAGCAGTTGAAAGGCCGTTAGTTTAAGGAGTACCATGAGACTGAGTAAAAGAGATATTGTATACATGCTGTTATCGACAACATTGGTAGCTACTACTATATACATAGCTATAGATATGCACAGCATAAAACGAGATGTAAACGAGGCCGTAAATTACTTCGAACAGGTCAGGTCCATGATCAAAAAGGAACTGGAATGGGACCTACAAGAAGAACAAACAGAGATGGCTCTTAAACTAAAGGCAGTCCATGGATGAAATCGTATACAATTCTGCTGAACAAACAAAAATAATACCGGCACTCATAGAGTTCCAAAAAAACTGCCCCATAGTAAAAAAAGAAGATAAAGCGCAATTCGCTTACGCCAAGTTGGAAACGATACTGTACATGATATTGCCCGAACTGAACAAACAGGGCCTTTATCTTGAACAAGCAGATATCTACCACAATGACAATGTACTCCTGAAGACAACAGTCATACATACAAGCGGTGAGTTCCGATCATCCTATGGGTGCCTATATTCCAAAGAACTCCTTAATACAGCAATAAAAACAACTTCAGACGCAGGGAAATTACAGCAGGCACTGGGAGCCATCAAGACATACCAATGTCGCTATGCACTCAAAAACTTCTTCGCTCTGCCCATAATGGATGACGACATAGATGATGGACTCTCTAAAGAACAAACCGAATACTTGTTTCACCTGGCAAATAAAGACAAAGCTATCATAGAAAAACTATTGAAGCACTATGGTGCTGCCAATAGTATAGGTATACCAAAAATGAAATTCGAAGAAGCAATCAGAATAGTTAAAACACTCACAACAGAAGGATAACATGGCCTTTAATCTCATAGCTCTTGCAGGAAAAGTAGAAAAACCAGAAAGTAAAACACTACCAAGCAGTCTGGAAATGTTCCAGTTCACACTCATCCAAGAAGATGCCAACAAAAAACAACTCAAGATGCCTGTCGTCTTGTTCGGTAATACTATCAAGAAGCTGGCACAGTTGCCTCAAGAAGGTGATCAAGTACTCATCTCAGGTAAAATGTCCTGTAACTCTAAAGAGTACAATGGCGTAGAACGGTTCTTCTACTCAGTAGTAGCAAACGACCTCACCCTATTGTCAGATACTGTAACACCATCAGTGCAAACTGCCATCAAACAAAAAGAGGCTACAGGAGTCATAGCGTTCAACGACGAATTACCTTTCTAGGAGAATTATGGAAGTAGAATTGAAAGCATTACTGCCATTCCTACAGGAATTGGAACAGTATGTGTGTGCACGCACAGAAAAGGCACTCAAAAACGAACCACAACAAACGTTTCATTCTCCAGCGATTAATGAGTTGGCGAGTGCCCTTTCCGTTGCTCAGAAGTCATTCAAAGAGATAAGTTTCAACAGGCGCAATCCAATGTTCCTGACTCAGTATGTTGACTACCATACTATCAAGGAGGCAGTCAAAGATGCCTTGGCAGAAAATGGACTCACCGTTATACACAGCCCAAAAGATGATGGAACTATAGCGGTCCTTGATAGTATGCTCATCCATTCTTCAGGACAATACATATCTTGTAACTCCAGAATCAACATCGTAGCTGGCGACAGTACCGTGTACATATCGTTGCTCAATGAGTTCAAAAAACAACACCTTCTCTCCCTGTTGGGTATATCTGCAAAAGATAATCCAGAAGAAGATGATCTTGAGGCAGAGGCTCATGTCCGTAGGGGCGAAGTACAACAGGGGACCTCACTGCGCTACAACTTCCAGCCAATATCAGACGAATATGAACGCATCAATAAAACACAACTTGACGAACTGGATTATGAACTCGCAAGCGATGATATGAAAGATATCTACAACGAGATACTCAAAAATCTGCGCATAACACGCTTATCAGAGATACCTAAAAGCCAATATCGTAAGACTAAAGAGTATATACAGCGTATAAAGGCAAGCAGGCGCAAAATAGACTAGGAGATTGAATATGGAAATTCCAGATAATGAAAGAAAAGCTATATATGCAGTCAGACAAAAAAGAAGAGAAGAAAAAAATAATCCGCCGCCGCAAGAAACTGACCCAGAAAAAATAAGAAAAGAGAAGTTAGTAGATGGGATAATGAGAAAAGTGTGCCCGTCATATTATGAGCTGCAAAAAATAAGAGAAGAAGCAGCATATTCAGAATGGTTCGCCCTTTCAGAACTTAAAAGAGTCAAAAACCATATCGACGAAGTCCATCATGGAGATGCCTCAAAATGTCATGATGGATGTTTAGAGGATTTCACCATGGAGGATGGAAAAGCATATGCATCAATCATATATAATGCAGTAAAGGACTATGAATAATGTTGAATGGGAGTGCAGTGTTATGGCTGATCAAATGATAAGCTTGCGATGGACAGGACTGGGTGCAATTCTGTCTGAAAGTGTTACGCCTGTTACTTTGACTGTTGATAAAAAGCGTAGCTATAAGCGCCTAATGCCCAAAAGTGCAAATTTGATCATTGAGGGTGATAATGCGCCCGTCATGAAGTCTTTATGCGCAGGGACGTTGCGTTTGCGCGGTAAAGTTGATTTCATGCTTTGGGACCCTCCGTACAATACTGGCAATAAAGATTTTTTGTATGAAGACAATTTTTACCTGACAAAGAAGGCGCAAGAGGCGTGGAAGCAAAACAATTTGCCTAAAAGAGCTCTCACTGTAAAGAAAGGGGAAAAAGGACTAAAGGTTGAGGCGTCAGAGCGATTAGATTTATTTGTCAAAGAAACAGATGCTTCACGCCATTCCAAGTGGCTTTCCTTTATGGAAGTTCGTTTAGAGCTTGCAAAAAAGCTTCTTAGAGAGTCGGGAGTAATAGCTATTCATATAGGTTATCAAGAGTTATTTCGCCTTGGCCTTCTTATGGATGAAGTCTTTGGCGAGGAAAATAGATTGGGAATCATAAATTGGGAATGTGCTTATAGTCCTAAAAATGATAATAAGGGTATTCCTTCGACAACTGATTATGTTTTGATTTATGCAAAGAATAGAGATAAGGCATTTAGAGGGATAATACCTAGAACAGAAGAAATGGATGCACGGTATAAAAATCCTGATGGCGATAAGAGGGTATGGAAGGCTGATAATCTCAATGCAGCGCGAAATACACCCGCAGACTTTTATGGCATTGAGAATCCGATCACTGGAGACCTGCATTTTCCAGCGGCTGGAGCATCATGGAGGGTATCCAAAACAAAAGCGAAGGAAATGCTCTCGGGTTGGGGTGTAGCATTTGAAGTAAGTGCAAAAGGAGATTGTGTAGTTAAGAAGGGGCAGAACCGAGATAAAGCATATGCAATATTTAAAAGAGGTCCTTGGCCGAAAATTTATTTTGGCCAGTCAGGTAAAGGGCGACCAGCGCTCAAGAGATATCATGATGAACTGAAAAATGAGGGCCGTGTGGTAGGCACTTATTGGCCTGCCGATGAGATAGTCGATGAAACATGGTCAACAGATGAGTCGCTAAATTTGGCTTTGCCTCACGAAATTTCTGGACATAATGATAGTGCTAAAAAACTCCTTAAGGCTATCCTGGGAGATGACTGTGTTTTTAATACGCCTAAACCTCTTAAGTTAACCGAGCGCCTGATCGAAATGTTTTGTCCTAAGGATGGCATTGTATTAGACGCATTCGGAGGTTCTGCTACGACTGCGCATGCTGTGCTTAATCTCAATGTAAGTAATCCTGACACCAACAGACAATTCGTGATCATTGAGCGCGGATCTGATCATTATGGATTTGCCGATAGCATAACAGCCGAGCGTGTGCGTCGTGTCATTGACGGTAAGTGGGTGCATCCCAAGCCAGATACAAAGCCGACTGGCGGGAGCTTTGTATACCTTAAGGCTGGTAAGCCTATAAGTGCTAAATATATTTTAGAATCAAAAAGGGCTGATTTAATTGATGTTATTCTTACAGCTCATGATGGATCAGAACAGCTTGATGATGAATTAGCTAAAGTAGCAAAATATGTTGTCGGTCAAGATAAAGATGGTAAGGCTATAGCTCTTGTGTGGGATTTAAACAGAGGGAACGAACAAGGATATCTTACTAGGGAAATTTATCGCGAAATTATGGATGAAGTAAAAGCTTTTAAGATGAAAAAGCCAGTATTTATTTACGGTTCAGTTAACGCAGGACCTAATGGTAGTTCAAGTTATACTTTCATGCAAATTCCTGACGAAATATTAGCGGCGCTTGAAATAACAAACTGGTTTATAGCAAAGAAGATTTTAAGCATTTAAAGATATGTACCACTTCGAGATAGGTGAATAATGGAATGGAAACAATTTAAGAACGAAAAACCTGAAGACGATTCTCGTTTGTTAATATGCGGAATCATTAATACTGACCCCTTAAGGTGTTGTTCCAAATACATGTATTTGGAATTCGTTGACTACAGAAAAGGGTTAATAGTATCAGATTCTGAGACACTCGACGACTATGAGCCAAATCCAGAAGATTATTGGGTGTACCAGAATGATATACCAACCCTATTCGATGAGGAATAACAATGAAAGATAGCTGTTGGGCCAAGTGCTGGAAATGTACTAATAAGATACCAACCCAAAAAGATTGTTATTATATGCGCACTCGTGATGGTAATTATTATTTCTGCGAAACATGCTATAAGGGTTTTTGTTCGGTCGCAGACGAATATATACAAAAAGACAAAAACGATTACAATGAAACGTTAAGAATAATCAATAAAGCTATACGCGAATGGCACGACAATCACCATGAAGAAACTGAAATATGTGAAACATGCGAACGAATATACGCATTATTAAGAGAAAAGCTTTATCCAAAGAACACAAAAGAGTGAATGTTTACACAATATTAATTAGAGGGACAAATGATGGAACCATGTACAAAATGTAAAACTTTATGCGCTCATGGAACTACAATTCTTAGGGAAACATGGACATTAAGCGATAACGACGTTTATTTGTGCGATAAATGCTACGAAGAATATTATCGCTTATGGAAAGAATTCCTAGATAACTTTGTTGAGCATGATGAATAATGGAGAGAAAAGGAATAATCCACCGCCACAAGAAACTGAAGAAGAGAAAAAAGAATGAAGATATGCGATATATGCAAAGATCCCAAAAAACCATCCCATACAAGTTGCATCGGCAACAGATTCCATATCGATGATATAGAAATATGTGAAGAATGCTCGCATCGTTTCTATGTAATATTAGATAAAATTGGCAAAACTACTATGGAAAGAGAATTGAGAAAAGCTCTAAATCTTCCAGAAAATGATGATTTAGAAGAAATAACACACTGGATATATGAAGAAATCTTTCCTTGGCCGAATTATTAAATAATAGATAACGAATACAACATCTAATGACATATGTACCGCCCCAACGTCCTCCTAACTGGAGATAATGTTGGGGCATATCAATCACTTTTTTGATTTCTTGTTTTTCTTTGATAATTTAGCCTCAGATAGAGCTATTGCAATTGCCTGTTTACGGTTCTTTACCTTTGGTCCTTTCTTTGAACCTGAGTGCAATGTGCCTTTCTCATATTCCTTCATGACCTTGTGCACCTTGCGCTGTGCTTTCTTCTTTGAGCATGCCATTGTAATCCTTTCAATCTGATCCTGCAGTATTCTTCTCTGCAAAGAATGTAATAATAGCCGATACCGTACTACATACAGATATCAATACAGTGCCGGCCATAGCCAACTTTGTTCTTGTATTGACCATCGGTATCTTCTTTTCCAGTTCTTCCATCTTTTGCTTTAAGCCACCTATAGCTTCAGTAAGATCTCTGTCTCTCCTTAACATCTCGGATGTCATCCAATGCTGCATATCATTTTGACGTACAAAATAAGCACTGTTTACAGTCTCTTGCGGTTGCTCCGCAATACATATGATAACGTCTTTATGCTCAACGTTATTCTCCATTGAATATAAAGAACTGCAAAGCAGTAAAGCTATCAATACAAAGCACATATGACCTCCTGGTTAAAGTGCCAATCCCGCCAACATAATACTCTATGGTTTTATATAAAACCTAGCGTTTGATTTAATGCCATGTTTGTATATGCTACATGACGTTGGAAGTGTATAATCTTTAAGGAGTCCTATGAAAAAGTCCTTTTTTTGTTACAGCTTAGCATTGTTGGTACCACTATGTTGCCAAGCAATGTCTAAATCTGCTCAATTCTTCGTACGTGAAGGCGAAGTGCTTCATGTTGTTAAGCATCATGATCTTTCGCCTTTGCTGCGTTCCATGGATCAGCGTCAATTGGAAAAGTTCGTCACAACAGGCAATCGCATCAAAACTATTAAACTAAGCAATGGCGACTTCAGACTGCAAGAAGCCGGTGGATTAATGGGCGGTGGTCCTTGGGGTGCCGCTATTCTGGCAGCAGTAGGATATCCCGTTGTAGGCGTAGCTGCACTTGCCGCAACAATCGCCAGTATTCCTGTAGCAGGGCCAGGCTGCTTTGCAGTAGGTCTGGGAGTAGCTGCAACAGGAGGGGCCTTAGTAACTAAAGGCGTCATTGTAGCCGCAGTAGTCCCAACACCTTAAGGTATTATCATGAACTTTAGAATCGTCCATAATACACCATACGTCATACTAATGTTAATAGCATCGGGGCTATTCAATGTAGCCTTACAAATGCCAACTCCTTTAAGCATGATGTTGATATGGGTATTCGAGTATTACATACTTTTTTGGGCGTACCAAGAATATATACCACAAAATAAAGAAGCATCATTCGTTGATATGCTTAAAAAAAGATCCATATGGTGCTTGGTATTATTACTTGGCGGGATAATAGGCCATCATGTATTGTATGGCCATGTTAATATCTATACATGCTCAGTGTATGCATTAATGATAATGTGTACGTTCTTATTGGCAGAGCATTCTCTCTATAAATCTTAAAATTAAATATCTATACTCTTCTGACAAGGAGGTCTCAATCTTGAGGCCTCTCTTTTTTGTTGCTATGCTGTTGCCAGTACAAACCAGAAGGGAGTTGCATGGAAGTACAAAAGTTGGATAGATACGTTCCGCCGACACGCTTTGAATGCCAACCATACGGAACTATCTGGGTAGTAAATGAAGAGTCTGCAAACGAATACACTTATTACATTCAAATATCTCGCATAGAAGATCAACCTGATTGGATTACCGTAGCAGAATTGCTCAATCGTCTGTATAAAAAATATTACGAAGATGATAGTGACTTGCTTTTAAGTCTGCTCGATGTCTATGCTAAAGATAAAGATATACGAGAGTTGTTCAAATAAGGCTTTTTCATGCCCGTGGCCGCAAGGTTGCGGGTTATTGCTCATCACGTGATAGTATTTGAATAAGAAGCCCCATAACAACAAGAATTAACAACAGCCAACCGATATCGAATATATTTACCCACATAATGTTTTAACTCCTTTTGCCCTCGTAGTGTAACAACTGCGGGGGTTTTGTTTAAAGTATCTGCGATGCCCAAAAATAAGTTAATTTAGCATTAGCACCTGCCATATATCCAATAAGATCAACCGCCTTAAATAAGCGCTATGAGACGACCGCAAAATATCGTTGGATATGAATTTGTAGTTGTTGCTACTTTTGTGCCATTATATACCTCTACTTTCAATTGAACAGTATTGCCAACTGCTAGACTAAAATCTTGCGAAAAAGGTATACATAAATAGCCATTATTTGAACAAGCCCATGTATTAAGACGAAACAGGTCGTCAGTTGTGGCGCCATTGATTGAATAATATGCATTTCCAGCAGTATGCGATGAAGTTAAGCCAACAATGAATATTTGACCATTAAAATTATATACACCTGCAACTGGTACGGTAAAAATAGAACTTGCTACAGATGAAGTTGTATCGTATGAAACACCTTCGCAAGGCCATTTTGCTAGGGTACCATCACCAGTTAAATTAGAATGCCCCGCATTTGTGTAAACACGAAAAGCTGGTGTAGGGCCTTGTAAATTTATTGCGTTATTTGTTGCCATAATATCCTCAATTATTCATTAAGAAACCATAGAACCATGAATCAGGTTGCCCGGCGCCATTGCTTACAATTGTAACAGTCTTGCCACCGCCAGATACTGTTAATATGCATTGTATAGCATCAGTAGCAACTAAATTAAGTATGCCGAATATTTCAACAGAACATTCTCCGCCAGCAGTTCTACAGGCACCAATATTAATGAGAGAAGAATCTATATATGTGCCAGCTTTGCCAATTTGTAAAAGCATACTCGTATGAGCAGCATCAAGACCGCCAAGACGCAAATTGCAACCTAGATAATATTGTCCATCTTGCGGGACAGTAAAAACTCCAGCAGAAAAATTAACTCCATCATCGCATTGTTCTGAATCAAAAGCCAAATTGAAAGCAGAACCATCGCCAGTAACTGCTGCTGTAGTCGCAGCATAATATCCCTGAAAAACAGGATATGGCTTTAATTGATTCACAGCATTATTTGTAGCCATCGCAATCCTAATGGTTTAAAGAGAAAATACACAGCCTACTATCTGGCGTACCCGCATTACCTATTAATCCATTATTTAATGCTCCACCGCTTACTGTAATTGATGCCGTTACAGTATCGCCGATAGTTAAAACTAATATTCCGTTGAGGCTTATCCTTACCCTACCATCACTACGAAATACAGAACTCGGATTATTAACTGATACCAATTTATTTCCAACCGCTCCTATTTCTAGCAACGCGCTTGTATATGAAGCATCTATGCCATACGCAACGCAATGGCACATGACAAAATATTTTCCCGTATATGGTGCGGTAAATGTAGTACCAGAGAAATTTGAATCTAAATCATATTTTTCACTAGTCCAATCAATTACATATGTAGTTCCGTCACCAGTAACTGCGGCAGTATTTGCAACAACTGTTTCAAAAACTAAAGGTAGTGGTGTTCTAAAATTTATAGCATTATTTGCAGGCATGTTTCTCCTATGTATGTAATAATTTACCAGAAAACCATGTTACATAATTAGGGGCGGATGCTCCTATTACATCTACAGATTTAGTTCCTGGAGCACAATAAACTGATGTAATAGCCGTAGCCCCAGCTGCGATATATACCAACACATTACTTGTACATGAAAGTTGATCACCGACCTTTATTTTTGCAGGACTTCCCAAATAATATCTTGCACCTGCAACTGAGCCAGAAGTTAAATTGAAAGCTGTATGTGAAGATGTGAGACCGCCAACTTTTATTCCAGAAGATAGTAAATAATAACCACTAAGCGGGACGGTTACGACACCAGCAAGACAGGAAACGCCTCCAATTGCATATAATGTTGTATCGTATGCAATAGTATAATCCGCAGCAGCACCAGTAACATTATTTACTGTAGTGTTAAGATAAATAAACCAACCAGGTACTGGTTGCTGCTGGTTCACAGCATTATTTGTTGCCATATTACCCTCGGAAACAGGGGGCCGAAGCCCCCATCGTTTAAACTATTGTCAAATTCCCAATTACAGCGAACGCATTCCAGGTCGTGTCCGCAACCGTGCAGACCAACGAGATGCTATCATTATCATCTGTAGACGCAATACTTCCGCCAGCTCCGATTGTGGTTGAAGTATTTCCAACTTGAATATTTTGACCAGCATTCTGCGCTATTTTCCAGCCATTTGCACCTACAGCAGAACCCTGCAAGATAAGGGTCGTTCCTACAGCGGCTGTAGCGGGTAACGTTGCAGTCAACAAGGCTGCAGCTTTAGTGTTAATACGTGCTGTATTAACTGCTAATGTTGCATCCGCATCCATAGTTGTCCATATTGCCGAACCTGTAGATGCTACGGTAATAGTACCAGCACCATTAGTGATATTGATGCCGCCACCAGCGGTTAATGTTCCAAGTGCAGGGGCAACACCAGTCGATCCAATTAATACTTGGCCATCTGTCATAGCGGCTGTAGATGTTACTACGCCAGCAGCTCCGTACAATGCACCAACTGTTGTAGTAGGGTCGAGTTGCAACGATCCTGTAACAACACGACTATCATAAGTAGGAGTTGCTACTGTTATACCCTTTGCAGTCCAGAATGTAGCTTCATCGAATTGTACCGATCCAAGACCGATGACTAAGTTGCCGCCTGCTACAGTACTAATAAGACCGCAGTTACATACATATACAGTTGAACCTGCATCGACTACATTAAGAGTCGCAGCAGTTCCAGAGTTTATAGTAGTATTTGATATATATACTGTAGTTGTGTCATTTGTTGATATTTGCGGTTCATTTACACCATCAGATGTTACAGAACAGTTACGTACATAACTTGTAGCTGTACCCTGGAAATCAAGTGAACAATGTAAGTGCGATGATATAATAGTAGTAGCACCACCTATTGCAGCAGCAGTAGCTCCAGAGCCTAATACTGAGTTCTTGATAGTTACAACACTTGCGCCCGTTGTATTGTCGATAATAGAGTTTGCCGGTGAGATATCAGAACAGTTGTCGATTGCAATAGGACCTGTTGATGCAACCAGGTTAAATGCTATGCCGCTATCAATATAGAATATACAGTGTTCAATATCGATGGCGCATGTTCCTGCTCCACCTTCAACAAAAACGTTCGTTGCAGGGGTAGTTTGAGCAAATTTAATATGAGACGCCTTGAACGTTCCAGCCGCTGGTACTGTATGTGCACCATCGATAATAACTGTATGTTCGTTTTCACCTTGTAAGTTAATCCCATTTACAAGGGTCAAGTCTTCCGTATAAGTCCCGGATTTAATAAATACAGTTGTAGGCGCAGCGAGACCAAGGCCGACAGCCGCTGTTATACCTGATGCTACTGTCGTAAACGGCGTAGAACCTGCCGCATCAACGATAATTGGGTGATCTATGTACTTGTTAGTTCCGTTTTGAACTATTGCCATTATAATCTCCTAAAATTAAACGATATTAAAGACACCAGTGCTCGAAAGAACATTCCACTCTGTGTCCGCAGTAACACACAACAAGCGTATGGAATCGTATCTGTTAGTAGCCGTAATAGATCCGCCAGCACCTGGAGTAGTATCAATATTACCGAAGTGGATTACTTGTCCTGCACCCTGTGCGATGGCCCATAGACCTGCCGAATAACCGGTTATTTCCAGGATAGTGCCGACAACCGCAGTAACCGGAAGCGTATAGGTCAACAACCCAGGTATAGCAATCTTAGTTATGTAGCCATCTGATGCAGTCATTGCTGTATCTACGGTTGCTTCTACCCAGTTGGCACCGCCTGCTGCACTAAGGTCTATAGTATTAGCACCAAGGTGAACGGCGATTGTGCCATCAAGAGAGGTAATAGCTGCATACTGAGGGTTAGCCCCTGTCGCGGCTATGATGACTTGCCCGTTGGTGCCTGTTGAACCATTGATATTGAGCATGCCGTTAGTCAGGTTAAAATCACCATCGTCGATAGTCATAGCTTCAGTAGCATGTGCATGATTGCATCTGAATTCTGATTCTGTCTTGACTGTGACACCTGCAGTTCCTGCACCATCAAGGAAAGTAACAGAAGCAAGCTCTACGTCTGAAGTACCTATAATGACATTAACAACACTCGAATCGATTGCTGTGTTGGTTATTGTAACAACGCCTGTTGTAACTGTGTTGATAGCTTCAGCAGCTCCGGTGGACAAGTAGCTGTTCTGAATCTCGACGTCACCTGTGCCTGCAATGGTTATTGTATCTTCAACAGTAGCCGACTCAAATGATGCTACGTTCGCGATATTCACAGGGCAACGTACCGTCGCATTAATAATGCGTGTAACGCCTGTTGTGGTCATACCTACACCGCCTGGTGCACCTACGCCACTATTGACTACCTGGAAGTATGAACCGCCTGTATTGTTGATAATATCGTCAATGATAGAGGCTTCTAAACAGTCATCAACAAAGATACCTGTTGTAGCATTCCAGTTAGGAAGATTGAAGATATAACCTGAATCCATATCAAAAGTACAGTTATCAACGCGAATATCAGCAGTACCTGCAACAACTGAGTTGAAGATGTCAGATACGTTGCGTAACGTACATTGCGATATTGTGAAAGTTCCGGCTGCTGGTGGTGTATGCATACCTACGATAATAACCTGAGATTCATCAGCACCTTGGATGTTAATATTATCGTATAAAGTAAGACTCTCTATATAAGTACCAGGACGTACAAAAACAACAGGAGCACTTGATATAATACCGCCGGTGAAATCAGCTTGCGCCTGATCAAGGGCCTGTTGAATCGTCGCGAATGGTCCATATTCAAGGCCAGTCACAATATATTGCTGCGAATCGGCTCCTGAAAACATATTAGTATAAGGCATATTCCTCTCCTTAGAGTAGTTCAGGGGTTACGTTGATACTGTAGACATTCCAGCTCGTATTATCAGCAGTACAGACCATCATAAGAGATATCGACAACTGACCTGACTGTACTGTCTGTGGGTGTATCGTGCTCAGCGTACCGCCTGCTGTAGTGATTCTATTACCGAATGATATTGTTTGACCTGCTCCGCACGTAATGACAAAGCCTGCTCCTGCTACTGCACTGTTATCCGTATTGATCCAAATCTGATCGCCGGTGACAGATGCTGCTGGCAAGTTAAGAGCAATAGCTCCAGCATTCTGCAATCTATACCCATAGTTAGGATCTAAATTCAATGGTCCTGCTGCTGCGTAAGTACTCCATGTTAGACCTCCAGGGGTAACATTACCGTCAAGCCTGGTCCATATAGGAAGCCCGGCAGCATATGATGATTGGATATATACATAGTTCATATCTTGGTATATCCAAAGTTGTCCTATATCATAATCATCATTCTGCGTTGGTGCCCTATGGGCCTTTACGGGATCGTTGGCTACAATAATAAGCCCGGGTTGGCGCCCGTACGCTACCCTATTTTGTGTTGCTTTAGACATGTCTGTCCTTTTGTTAATAAAATAAATATTTACGCTACTTTAAAGCCTGATATCCATGTTTCGTACATCTTCGCATATGATTCTCCGGCACCAAGCTGTGCGGTTGGAACTGCCGAGGAACTTGTAGCACTTATAGCGAATTGCATAACATCGCCCGCCCTCATCTTTGTACAAAGGCTTATAGGATTACCTGCAGAAAGATAATAATGGGAGGTTCCTATTTTCTGCTCAGTAGTTCTATTTACAACGAATCTATAGCTAAGACCCATACCCATGTTTTGGAATATCACTGTCCAGGAAGGAAAACGCCATACAGACGTAGGTAATCCGCTAGATAATGTTGCAAAGAATTCAAAGTAATATGTTCCTGTCTCGGGAGCTGTATACCTTGCCGGCGTACCTCCTGCACCTCCACCGCCTCCCGGATAGAAATGCCCGCCAATGTTATAACAATCAGGTTCAATAGTTGTGGAAAGTGCTACATATTGGCCTGCATACATAAAAGTACCCGCTGCATTGCCAGTGACTTGGTCCATGTTGCCATGGCGCTGCCTTGCAAAGAATGAGGAATAATTGGCTCCATGTCCTGCTGAAGCTTCTAAGTTGATACTATTAGGACCATTAGTAATAGCTACTGTGCCACCTGTAGATGTTATGTTGCCCCATGCAGGAGAAGCACCGCCACCTATAAGTACCTGCCCATTAGTACCATTCGTTGCACTTACTATACCTGTACCGCCAGTCTGTAATACACCATTAGGTTCAGCGGCGAGAGCAAAAACTGCACCGACTGCTAAATTATTTCCAATAGATGCATCAAACCCTACATCAAGCTGAAAGCAACTTACATTATGGACAACATCCAAATTGCCATGCATTGTTACATTGTTATCAACATTAAGAGTTCCGTTGATGTCCAGGTTTGCACTCATCGCAACATTGTCGCTGAATGTCACAGGAAATTGGAATAGAGCAGCGCCTGCGCAATTCAAGGTATTGTTTATTGCTACAGCACCGTTGAGTGTAGTAGCACCATTTACTGTTAATGTTGTGCCTATAGTAGCAGAGCCTGCAAGGATGATACTGTCATCAAGATTGACAGTAAGTATGCTAAAGGCTCCTGATATATTGATATTAGTACCACCTTCGACTGTTATAGTCCTGCCATTAGGTATAGCTATACCGACATCGGCTATATATGAAGTTGCTACCGCATCTTGATCAGTCTCGATTGCCAGAGTATTAGGTCCAGCAGTTATAACGATACCAGGGCCTGCTGTTACAGTCGCAAAAGCCGGTGCCAATCCTGAACCACCCACAAGGAGCTGCCCATCTGTACCTGCCAATCCTGAAACTATGCCGGTACCATCAGTAACCAGAACACCATTAAGTTGGTCAGGCAATGTAAGAATACCGCTTATATTGGTAACAGAAGCCGGGTCCGTTCCTAAGTCGGCACCCCAGTTGAATATTGCAGCACCATATACAGTTACCGCATCAAGATACGAAGCACCACCAACGGTAAAGTTATTAGTAATAACTGCATCGTTAGTTGCCAAGAAATCAGGTACCGATAATGTATTTGCTATAGCAACATCATCAGGAAGTCCTATTTTAATGGTATGTAACGCTCCTGGTGCGCTTGTCTCTATCTCATGTACAGTACCCTCAATTGCCAGGACTCCAGCAAGTGGTGTGGCAATATTGGCATCGTCTGCTTGAAATTCAGAAGCTACAACAGTGTTGGTAATCTCTATAGTATTCGTTGCTGGATTTCCAAGTACTGTTATACCGGCACCGCCTATAAGGTTAACAAGACCGCCTATAGTAGGACCTGTCTCTGCTCCTATATCATCAGCTATTTTTTGTATTCCTGCGCCTACGGGAGCATCGGCTCCGTAGAGGTATGTAGAGTGACTCATCGTGCATCATCTCCGTACATAGCAGACACATAAACACCCTTTATGGAAGGAATTTCAGTATCCATGCGGACATATAACATAAACCCTAAAGGCAATATAAGAATTCCTGAAAGGTCAGTCTTGAATGCATTAGCTGCTATGTCATCTACGTAACTTGTATAGGCAGGTACAAATATTTCAGCTCTGTCTGTATTATATGTAAATTCAAGATCGGCATCTGTTGCGTTAGTTATGCGTATCAACCGTATAGAGTGAGTGAATTCTGGAGGTATTGCACACCAGCCGCCAGCTGCTATGGCAGCAGCATCCAAGTATCGTAACGGTTCATATCGTGCTATTAAAGAACTTTCGTACATGCTAGTCTCCCAGATATGTATAGCCTACAAACACGACACGCCCGGTTTTCGCTACGCCTATAGTTTGTACGAATACAGGAAGGCCAGCAGATAAACACAGATCTTGGTATTGCGGAGAATTCTCTTGTATGAGTAACTCGCGCGTCTGCCCTGAAGGTACATAGTCATGTTTTGTATGCACTGCACCGCGACTATAAGATACGTATATAGGCACATCTGTATCATTAATAATAAAAGCAAGACTAAGAGGAAGGTCTACAGCTGGAACAAGTTCGTCCCATCCTCCTGTAAGCGTGTCTAATTCATATAGTTCTATGGCCTTAAGTACGCCGTTATTCATCAGACACCTCTCCTTCTTGCCGTGCTTTGCTTTCTGCAACTGCCTTTTTAGCCATACCTAACACGGTATTGAGTAACTCTATACAGGCATCGAATGATTCCCCGTATGTAGCCTTGTTATCAATAATTAAAACAAATTCTTTTTCGTTCTTTGTTACCTTGATAACTACAGAATTTACAGTTTCCAAAGGGTACCCTTTCTATGGAGGAGAATTGATATATCAACACTAGTAAAGCGTACTTGTTTATATATATACAAGTGCGCTATAGTGCTTATGTAGTTAATTACATTTGCTTTCTAATAGAGGAGAATGCGATATGTCTGTACTTAACGATAAAAGACTCACCTTGAGTATCCCCGAAGCATTACACACAGAAATAAAATCAAGATCCGCATGCAAAAGAATATCCTTAAAGAAATGGGTAATGCAGGCTATAGCGTTAAAGATATTGAGAGAGAACACTTCAAAAGGAGAATGATATGTCTCTACCTTCAGAACGCAGAAGATTCGCAGAAGCAATGGATTGGGATTCTATCATAGAGAAACTTGGAGATGGTTGCTGGAGACTTAAAAAGAGTCTTAACTGCGGCATTATGTCGAGGAATATACACGAGGTAAGAAGAACTCTTTTTGAGCATATTACAGGACGGAATGTCCAGAATCTTAGGCCTATACGAATATGCAACAATAAGACATGCGTAAACCCTGAACACTGGACATATGTTTCTAAAACAGAAAGCCTCAGACTTAAAAAAATAATGGATGAAAGGGCCTTATAGGCCCTTTTTCACTTTCTTATCTAATGCTTTTGTTGCCTTTATGAATGCTGATGGTGAGTTAGCCAGAAACGCCTTATATGCATCTGTATACAGTTTTACAGCCTGAGGACTCTTGCGCATAGCCTGTATTGAATTATATATAGGTATTGCAGGAGCACCAACTGCAACGGCAGGAGCTGCGACACCTGCCACTTTACCTATACTCTTAAGACCGTACCATAGTCTTACGGGATTGCTCAATATATTCTTCAATGTAGCAGGCAGATGTTCTTCTGCAAAACCCATAAAGTCAGTGCCTGATTTAACGGCAGAGTAAGCAGAGCGTGCAGTTCTATATTTATATACTGCTTCAGCTGCATCTTTACCTTTAGAGGCAACATCATCCAGTAAGCCTTCTATGGAAGATTGCAATTTTCCGACAATCGGTTTATAACGTTTAGGCATTTCACGCATAATAGCCCCCAAAGCCTGGTCTTGCTGTATAAGTTTGTCAGCAGAGACATTATTGCCAAGCTTTCCAATGTCTTCAAGCACATCTTTTATAGCTTTAGATGCCTTTGGGGCAGCTCCTGTGAGCTTATCCAGTGATTCTTGAGCTACATTTACGTAAGGATCTATATTAATACGTACATTCTGCAAATAACTCTCTGCTTCCGGGTAGAATTTATTATATGTCTCTATTAACTGTTTTCTAGGACCTGAAAGACTCCCAAGAAGAGTGCCAGTAACATCTGCAAATCCCTGCACCGCTTTAGGCATATGCGCAATTTCAGCAACTGTTCTAGCAGTCTCGCCAAATAGTGCTCCTTTAGCAATGTTTGCGAATGGTACTGCAGCCTTCGTGACTGTGCCGAGAGCTCCACCAAAAGCATACGCATTAGCAACACGACCTAATACGTCTCCAGTAAATCGCGCTATAGCTCCTGGAGCTTCATCGCTATCCTTATAGCGTTCTGCAAGTTCGCTCATTGTAGGCAACATATAGCCAGCTTTTTTTATCTCTGAAGGCCATGGCGATACAGGTGTACCTATGAGTTTATTCAATGCTCTTGAGCCAAGTGCGGCAGCTCCTGTTATAAGATATTCTAAATCTCCAGGCGCTCCACCAATGCCAATTAAACCCTGTTTACCTATATATTTAAGATCTTTTCTAAATTGCTCGTCTCTTTTAGCATCAAAGGGAGACGATAACGAAGATGCCCATGAACTTCCGCCCTGTTGTGGAGTCTGTGTTGCCATAGCCTGCTTCGATATAGTTTGTGCAGCTTGCCAAGATTGTTGCTGTCCAGGTTGAGCTGGAGGTTGCTCTTGCTGTTCAGGCGAATCTATTATACCAGGTGCATTTTCACCAATTTTATTGATATATTTCTCTGCTATCTGTTCAGATCCCGGCTTGTCACTGAACATATTAAGATAATCTCTTTCATATTTGCCACGTTCTTCATCCCAAGATTTTTCTACCCTCTCCCGAAAACCAATAGGGCGTAGATAACTATTTTTTTCGGATATTCCACTAGCAATATTGTATTTTGCAATATCCATATTACGCAGTGCCATCATATTTTTAATAATGCGTATCTTGCCTTCAGGCGTATGCAATAAACTTACTATGGAGTCTTTAATCATCTTAAGACGTGTATCAGTAACTTTACCGCCGAGATGTCCAGCCCAAGTACTTGCAAGTTCATTAACTTCTTTATTGAATTCTTCACCTTCAGGACCTATTAACGTATTAAAGTTAATAATCTTGCCAAAAATAGAATTCGAAAGACCATTCGCCATATTTACCCAATCTGCATCAGGCAACTCCCCACTTGCAACCTGCGATTCCATTCTGCGTAGTCTTACAACCTCCTCTTTTGCCGCTGTTGCCTTACTGAGCAATTCCTCGAAATATGGTTGTGATTCTTGGTGGTATCTGTCAGCTCGTGCAGCTTGCGCTTCAGTCATTTTATTAAGTCTATTTTGTCTTTTTTCATCCATCTCACGCTGGAATCTTGATTCCTTGCCATATTCATCTATAAGTGATTTATTATGTTTCTCAATAGCATTCATAGCCTCGAGAGCTTTCATCTCATCAAGACCTGAAAAATCCACCTGAGAAATATCTATAAGACCTGGAATCCCTGAAGTAGGTTCTTGACCTTGTCCTGCTTGAACCGCACCCTGCTCAGCAGGCTGTACTGCTGCCGCTTGTCCTGGTTGCTGCTGCATTGGTGCTTGCGCACCTTGCCCCATAGGCTGCTGCATATATCCCTGTTGAGTACGTCCCCGGCTTAAAGCACGCGATAGAGTGGTGCTAAAACTTTCACGGCCAGGACGTGCCAACAACTCCTTCATATAAGGTACACGTAATTCTGGCGGCATATTCAGAAGCATTTCACCTTTGCCAGGGAATGCTTTTTCTAAGGCAGGCAATCCTTCTTTACGCTCAAGACCCTTAAGGAGTTCACGCATCTTCAACTGAGAAGCAATTTCAGCCTGACGTTGTAGCACTCCTGAAAGGCCTCTGCCCAATGCTGTACCAAGCCCTTCGCCTACCGATTCTTCTCTAGGTAATATAGTTATTGCCATTAGTATCCTCCCGATCTAGGAAATTGCGCATCAAGACCAGGCCAATTTCCTTTCCATTGCGGATTGAATCCTGCCGATGTCGGTTGCTCTTTATCAGCAGGTTGCGAACCGCTGCCGCCGAACCATTTAGAAAATAATGCCGTTAAACTAGCAGGCAATGTCGTGCCTCCAGATGCATAAGCAGCTATTGCGTGCGGTATAGCTTCCATAAGAGCCTCGCCGCCTGATTGTAGCATGCCCTTAGAACCAGGAATATACATATGTTCTTGCTGAGGCGTCAGACCAAGTTCTCCCATTCTAAGATATTGTGGAAGCATCTGCATATTATATTGTGATTCAAGAGCTCCCATACGTTCCATGAAATCGTTTGTACCGCTTGTCAATTCACCCAAAAAGGCCGAAGAACCTTGGCCGTCGCCCATTCCCGTAAATCGCTCTGCTATAGAAGGTAATATTTGCTGTTGATATTGGCTCATCAGTCTTTGCCTTATAGGGTCAAAGCTCATACGAGAAGGATCCATTTGCGACACAGCCATTTCAAGCATCTTGTTCATTGCTCCAGTCTGTCCTGAAGTGAACCTATCCATAGAAGCCATGGCTGGATCTTTGCCCATCCAGAAGCCGCCCCTTTGTCGTATAGGCTGCATAGTTATAGCCATAATTTTCCTTATTGTTTAAGATATTCCATCACTATCGTACAAAGAGTATAGGCACTTCTATTAGATTTTGTGGCAACATAAACATTCGTATGATCTGCCCATAGTGCTATATGATCGTTTGCTACTGTAGTATCTACATAGGGTATAGGTATATAAGTACGTGCTGCTTGATTGGTAGCCGTACCGTACAACCGTGTCATCGTACAGTTAGTATCAAAAACAACGTTGTGCGCTATGGTTTTCGTTGCTGTATTGGGTAACGCTCCAAAGTTAATAGTACGACTGAATACAGGACGTAATATAGGTGACGTACTATTCACAGCAGGATCCCATATAGGATTGACGAAAAACAGTTCTCCCGTCGCGACTTCGTCTTGTACGCGCAGCCCTGTTACCTTTGAGTTAACAACCTTGCTGATATCACTTATTTTATTATCCAAGCGTATTATAAGCTCTTTGAGTTTTTCAGGAGAACGTAAGTCATCTACATCAAATATCTCTGTTGTAGGTACGTTAGAACCACCATATATAGGCATATATCTCCTTTAGCCAAGATATGACCTGGCTGGTGATGTATAGAGCATCATCGCATTAAGCACAAAATCAGTAAACGCTATCCTCTTATCACGCATTTGCGCATCAGACATATAAAAGAACAACTGTATAAAACTTCCTTCAGACTGGAAATATACAGGATGCCAGTGCATAGCTTCATATACTTCAAAGGGTATAGTAGGATACGGGAATGTCTCAAGGACATTGGTACCCATATTACATCCGCTTGCTTGTGCTTCACCTGCCAATAATAATCCTGAAGTAGATGATGCATAATCTACTGTTATTTCTCCAAAATCTGTTGTCTCTACTGCAAAATCTATCTTTGCTACATAAACACCTTTGCCCTTAGTTATGTAGGGGTTAAATTGCTTGGTATTCATACGAATAGCAGAGACCCTTGTAACTTGACCGCCACCATAATAGGAACCTATAGAGAGTGAATTTTGTGCTATAACAATAGTATCTTTATCGACAACTTGTTTTACCTGATAAATACTATCATTGAAATTAGCAAGACCTGTAGCTTGATCTATATAAATATAATCGCCAGCTTCAAGATTATGGTCGATTATAGTCACATTCCATAGAAGACCTGCAGCTGCTACAACATTAGTTATGGACATAACTGGTGCATTCTTTGGTGTATCTGCATCTACTATAAATACATAGCCCTGTTGATTGCCTGCAATTATCTGTCTGTGTAATGCCTGTTGAGTTCCGCTATTCCATGGGGCAGTCCACTCGCTCCACGGCATAGTAAGATCAGCCCATGTGAGACCAGTTTGTTGTTCGTAATACCCAAAACAAGTAATGCAATCATCATTAAGTGCCCATGAGCCATTTTTATAGTTATATGTCAGTACTTTAGAAGGATATTTTGAGAATGATGATTGATTAGATCGTGGGTATGTCCAATAGACCATCTCGGTAAAGAAATCACGTATACCGTGAGTACGTTGAGGGCCTTCTTGAAAGTTTCTTATCTGAAAGACTGTATCTGCTATTTTGCTGTCTATTCTTTCAACGTTAGAGCCGTTACATCCGTGGATACCTGTATTGCCTATAGAGTAAATAACCTTATCAAATGGCACTGTAGAGTACGTAGATTCTGAACCGAGTTCCATATTGAGACGTTGCCATACAAATGGACTTGCATCATTATTTGTATAGGCAAGTTCCCATGTAGAACGCTCAAAGAATACAATTAATCTGTCCTTGATGAATTTTGCCGATACTATTTGTTCCTTTGTAGGTGCGTCAGTATAACCACCGCCCGTGTAACCTAATTGGTTAACTTGGAGGAAAGCAGTAACCGATAACGGACTACCATTGTGTGAATAGCGGCATCTGTTTGTATAGGCAGAATTTACCGCAAGCGCAGCATCTTGTTCTATAGTATTAAGTAACAACAACCTGTCCTTGAAGCAGACTATAATCTTACATGTAAATACACGCTCGTGTGTCGTCTTGAATTCAGGACTAAACGCCAACCATTGAGGTGCGAGATTGGTATTGAAGCGCCACATAGGATCATCTGTTGCTGTTGCAGCTCCGTTAGGATTGGTTACATGGAAATTAGTAACGAACATGACAGTCTGGTTTTCTAAATTAGAACGCCAGTTCTCTGCTCCAAAAAAATCACTATCGCTGCCATGCCATATCGCGCCATCTGCAGCACCAGTTCTAGCCCATCCGTTACCATATACATAGGCAAATTGTGTATCGAATCCATAGCTAGGCTGATTATTGATAGGACCTGATTTATAGTTATAAAGCCCCATAACAGGATCAAGAGGATAGAAGAATACAGGAGTACCGTTGGCAGCTGCCACGTTCTGTATGTCATAATTTCCGTTAGTTACATCATATGTAGCAAAACCTACAACACCGTCAGTACGCTTCATTTGCTGCGGACCAGGCGTATTATCAAATACGGTGAATATAGCATCGCCTACCGAGAACTGTTGCCCTACTTTGAATTTAGCCCCTGGCACAGTGCCGGCTGCAGCACCGCCAGCAAGGCCCTTAAGATTAATCCTTAAACGGGAATAGAGTGGCTTAGTGAAGGCTGTGCCGGTAGAAGACATGAGGGTGCCGCCAAAGCGCTTGCGTACTTTGCCGCGCCATACATAAGCATTCTCTAAAGTAGAAAAAGCATCATCTGGGATCATCCAGCTTTTGAGTGCAGTCTCCAGACCTGATTCGTATGGTGCTATAAGAAAACGGTCCATCGTAACCCCTTATGCTATTTCACCTATAGTTAGCCAGAAGAATCTACCACCTGGAAGTCCAGTATTTCCAGGACCGGTGCTTGATGCTTGTCTTGTACTTATCTTTAAATATCTACTTTGTGATGCCGTACCTGGATTATTTGGTACAATACTAGCTATGCAGAAATGACTATCAGTTTCATAACCTGTTACATAGGCGAATGGCCTTGAAGTATAGGCGGGGCCTGCACTATTAAGATCTATTGTCTTGTGGTGTGTCTCTTCGTTTGCAGTAGCATATCCGAATTTAACCAATAACCTACAAGGCAAATAGAAATAATTATATGCTGCTATACTCGTAAAACTCTTTTCTGTTATATTCGTAGATTTTCCAGTAACACCGTCATGCAAGAATAGCCCTGTAGCCAGGTTATAGAATCCTCTTTCAGTAGCTCCAAAGGTAGAAGCGGCAGCACGCTGCGTCAGTGTCATTCTGTCATGTTTTCCAGCATTAGCATCATTGAGGTTGACATGGTCGCCAGACGCTAGCGGATTAAATGCAGCATAAATAGAAATAAAGTTATTAAGTATAGCATCTCGCGAGTTTGCAGGTATGTCTGTAGGTTGTGGAATATTTTGATTATATGCCATGAGATCCTCAATAGATTGACCAATCACCACGATACCAAGGGCATCCAATTGGCTGTTGGTTATATATAGTTGCTGAACGTTGAGAACTATTTTGCATGATAGTCTTACGCATACAAAGAACCTGTTGCTCCTGCATAGAAGGCTCTATTCTTGCGATACCTTCATCATTCAAACGATCCTCGAATACCTTTTTACATGCTCCATAGGCTATATATTGCCACCATTGGTCAATATCAGGATGCTGATCGAATGCAAGTAGCTGGCTTGGTAATATACGCGCATCAAACGTCACAGGATATACTTTATCGGGCACAGGACGCAAGTAAAATGTATCACCGTAAAACAATACCGAAGATGGATACCCTGCAGCATATGGCCAGTATTCAGCATATATGCCTGTATTAGCATCAGGAGCATTTGCGAATGTTATTGTATAGACCCCAGTTACATAGTTTATAGTACCATATACTGTAGTCGCATCATCAACGCTGTAGAAACTACCTACTGTTGCTATAGTGCCGTTAACAGTTGCAGGTACATCTTTAAGTTTGATGCCATTCCTTGATCCTGTACCATCTGTATGCATGGCGCTTATAGTAATATTATTCTGCAATATTGGGTGGTAACCAAATGTACCTGTGAAGTTTGTAGTTACCCCGTTTCCTGTCCCTATAGATTGGATATACGTAGCCTGCATATTATCTCTATAGAATTCTGATCGCGACTGTGTATAAAACGACTGTCTGCCTCCTACAAACACAGGTGGAATAATGTTGGTATACATATTCTTGAAGTTATATAGCGGATCATCTGCAAGGGTATTAGTAGTAGCATATTCGGCTACATTCGGGCTTGTATAGAATGTGAACGTCTTTCTTAAGCTAAATATAGTGTCCTTATTCGGCATGTCATACAAGATAAATGTATTGATATAGGTATCTATATCGGCAGTAGATAACTGCGATTCTGAAGGTGACTGTGTTATCTTGCGTACTTTTGCACGGATATTTGCTAAAGTTGACATAAGAACCTTTCTTGTCGGATGGAAATATTATTATTTCTGTCCGACTATAATCTCAGGCATGAGTTCATCGGAATTTCTGCAATGTTCTCTAGCCAAGAATTCCGTTGATTCGAAACTATAACGTGCGACAGTCTTGCCTACTTTCTTGGAAATAGAACCGTCAGCATTCTTTTTAAGTTCATGGACCTTATAGCGTCCTGAATATTTATTAAGGTGATCGATAACGAACAAAGGGAGTTCATATTCTTGTCCGTCTACAAGTTCGTATCTTTCTATTTCACCATCATGATAACGACAACTGAACTTAAGAGTGCCTTCTTTACGCTCATGAAAGTGGAATATCCCCTTAGCCTTTTCGCTCTCTTTATCTTTAAGGTACTTCAGGTTTACTATGCGTTTTTCTTTTTTCTCAGCCATATTTTCTCCGTATAGAGGGGGCAAGATATACTTACCCCCTATTTTTGCTTTACAAGTTTGCTATCTTGCCAGCTTGCCAGTACATAAGATCGTTATTAGCACCGCAAGGAGATTGCGCCCCTGTTGTTGCTGTGTCGTATCCTAATAACATCCCCTTAAACCCATTGTTGGTATAAGCAGTATCAAAGGAATTGACATAAGGTCTTACGCAGTTCAACCCAGCAGGTACTACAGAAGCTACCTGGTTAGGGAAATCTGCAATTAATGGCCATGCGAAAGCAGTATATGCAGTCGTATCGACATCAATAGTAAAGGTGTATGCAGTTGTAGTTGTAAGCACAGTCGCTACAACATCATCAAGCTGTGTCATGCCGCATACTGTAGGGACATGCATACGGACCTTCTGGCCGACTGTGTAATTATGAACAACGGAGGTTGTCACAACAGCATTAGCCGCCTGTGTTACATTGATAACGGTACGTGTAGCAGGATAGATCATAGGATCAGCTGAATAGGATATAATCCTAAAGGTAGCCGCTGCACCTGCTGGTAATGCTGTAGCATGGGTAGGCAATGTGAAAGTGTTAGCACCATGGTTAACGGCCGCTACTGAGTAGTCGATTCCGCAGATCGTAGGTGCTGCTGCACTTCCTGCAATGCGAACAACAGTTTCATCAACATTCAACTGAATGGTTCCGCCTGCTGCTGTCGTTACAATAGGGTTAGCAGCATTGCTTGTACCGGTAATAACAACTGAATCAGATGGAGTACGATCAGTTGTATCGATTACGGTGAATCCTGGCTTAGCAACAGTGGTGAGATCTTGGATCATCATAGCAGGGGCTGCCGCTGTGAATCTCGTCATAAGACCACCATTAACCGCCATACCATTGTACCATTCGAACTGGATACCCTTGTTGTTTGTAGCATTAGCTATAGACGTATAGTTAATAACCTTGAACCAGTCGATACCCTGAGGTACGGCAATAATACGTGATGCACCGTTTGAGATAAACGAACCTTGAGTGGTAGTTGTCAACATGATATGCTCCTAATTCGCTTTAGTTGCTCTTAAACGGAGGACCCACTCATCATTCAATATGGCGAATGACATTGCTGTCTTCCAAGCAATAGATCCATTTAAACGCATTGGACCACCGGCAATAGATGGATCATTGTATATAAACTCTGGTCCGTATGCTTCCTGATCGATCATCGCGTAGGATTCATTAGCAACCATGATAAAGTCATATACATCATTGCCATTGACTGATGCGCCTACATCCATAGCACCTTTGGTTGATACCAAGAAACGGTTATAACCAAAAGAACCTACTTCAGCATCAAGTACATTCTCCTGGTTAGGATAGTTGTACTTAGGCAAGAAGCCAGGCAAGTTCGTAAGATCAGGAATCAATTGAGTATGCGTATAACAGAAAAAGGCACTGTAAACGGGACTTGTACCGAATTTATTGGTTCCTTCTTCCATGTCTGCAATAGTCTCTGCATCGGCCATTTGGAGCACAGTAGTCGCTTCCAAAAGATCCGTAGTCGTGACGTTAGTAGGATTGTCTCCGTTACCGCCGTGAGTACAGAAAATAATGTTTGCACAGGCATGTAATGTTTCACGGGCAAGATCGTCTTCAGTTGTACGGAGCTGCTTGCCCAGGACCATCGCCGCACCGTTGAGTACGTTATCCTGGTTTTGCAGTACTACTTGCTCGTTAATGCTGATCCAATCACCATAGAATTGCATTTGTGCATCAACATAAACCGCT